AAGTATAAATATACTTGTTCATGTGGAAGAGGTATCTTCTACTTGATCTGGAAAACATATAACATAGAAAAAAGGAAAATATAAAATGGGACTATCATTAGCAGAAATCAGAAAGAAACTACAAGAACAAGAAGCAAAAAAAGATAGAACAAAAGGTGGATCAAGTGGCGGAGACAATGCCATGTATCCTTTCTGGAATAACGCAGATGGCTCTACTGCCGTCCTACGTTTTCTACCAGATGGTGATGATACCAATGACTTTTTCTGGGTTGAAAAACTCACAATTCGCCTGCCATTTGTTGGCATCAAGGGCCAACCACAACTAAAACCCACAGAAGTTCAAGTTCCTTGCAATGACATGTGGCAACCACGTTCTTGCCCAATCAGTGCTGAAATTGCCCCTTGGTGGAAGGCTGGCAAAGACATGGAAGACCTTGCTCGCAAGTACTGGCGCAAAAAGAGTTTTATTTTCCAAGGTTTTGTTGTACAGAACCCAAACAAGGAAGATGCTGAAAACGCTCCAGAAAATCCAATTCGTCGCTTTGCTATCAATCCTTCAGTATATGACCGCATCAAGACAGTGTTTCTTGACCAAGAAGTTGAAAACAATCCCATTGACTATGAAAACGGGCTTGATTTCCGACTTGTAAAAGGCAAGAAGGGCGATTATGCTGACTATGGCACAAGTTCATGGGCACGTCGTGAACGCGCTCTTGCTGATGGTGAACTAGCAGCCATTCAAACCCATGGTCTATTCAATCTCAGTCAATTCCTACCAAAGCGCCCAGATGCTGCTCATCTTGAAGCAATCATTGGTATGTTCCAAGATTCAATTGATGAAAAGCCTTATGACCCAGACAAGTATGCCCAATATTACAAGCCATATGGTTTGCAAGTCAATGGCAATGGTGGTGGCTCATCCAACGGAGATGATGATTCAACATCAACAAAAACATATTCTACACCTGCCGCAACAGAGCGTAGGAATGTTAGCGTAACTCCTCCATCATCTTCATCATCACGCACACCAGCACCAAAGGTCTCTGCTGAAGATGATGTTGATGATACTCCATTTGATGTACCAGAAACAAAGCCAACACGCCCAACTGTTTCTCAGCAAAAATCAGTTCCCGTTGAAGAATCATCATCTTCATCACCGTCAACTGAAACTGCAAAGAAACCAAGCAGCCCAGAAGATATTCTGGCCGCACTTCGCCGCCGTCAACAGGCAAACAAGGGTTAAAAATACAACCCTTTTAGCCGAGGTTTTGTAAAACTAGGGGGGAATAAAAACATCCCCCTAGTTTTATACCCGATTATATGGCTTAAATATTTCAAAATGTGGAGACTTTATGCATGAAACCCATGGACCTATCAAAATTTAGAAAAGATATTACAAAAAGTATTCCTGGTATGAGCATTGGATTTCGCGATCCAAAAGTATGGATTTCAACAGGAAACTATGCTCTCAACTATGCTGTTAGTGGAAAGTTCAAAGATGGTGGAATTCCTCTTGGTAAGGTTACAATGCTAGGTGGCCAAAGCGGATCTGGAAAAAGTTTTTTAGCAAGTGGTAATATTACCCGCAACGCTCAACAAAAAGGCGTGTTTGTGGTGCTAATAGACACCGAAAATGCCCTTGATGAAAAATGGCTACATGCTCTTGGTGTTAGCACTGATGAAAATCACTTGCTAAAAACCAACATGGCCATGATTGATGATGTTGCAAAATTGATTTCTGATTTTATGAAAAATTATAAATCACAATATGGCTCATTGGATGATGCTGAACGTCCAAGAGTATTGTTTGTTATTGATAGTTTGGGGATGATGATGACCCCTACTGATATCAATCAGTTTGAATCAGGTGACCTCAAAGGTGATATGGGACGCAAGCCAAAAGCACTAGCAGCACTTGTTCGCAATTGTGTTAACATGTTTGGTGAATACGATGTCGGAATGATTTGCACAAATCACTCATATGCTTCGCAAGATATGTTTAACCCTGATGATGTAATCAGTGGCGGTCAAGGTCCAATTTATGCAAGTAGTATTGTTATTGCCATGCGCAAACTAAAACTCAAGGAAGATGAAGATGGCAACAAAACAACCACGGTTCAGGGCATTCGCTCACAGTGCAAGGTAATGAAAACGCGATATAATAAGCCATTTGAAGATGTTGAAATCAAAATTCCATATGACCGTGGAATGGATGAATATTCTGGCTTGCTTGACCTTTTTGAAAAAAAGAACTTGGTGGCAAAAGAAGGTAATCGTTTGGCTTATACTTGTCTTGATGGCTCAGTTATCAAGTTATTCCGCAAAGCATGGGACTCCAATGAAAATGGATGCCTTGACAGGGTAATGGATGAATTTGAGCAAAAAACTACCAAACTAAAACCAGACACTTCCGAAGATAATGATTCTTCACCATCTAGTGATGATGACTCAAAATAAAGAAAAACAATAAAATAAACCATTGATATCAATAGTTTATTTTATTAAAAATAACAGTTGACACTACTACAGGCAATACTTAAAATAACAATACTCTAATAGAAAAGGAACTTAAAAATGGAACTGCATGCCTCAACCGTTGTAGAAATCTGGGAATCAATTCGCGATCTTATTCCAGTCAAACAGCGTTCAGGTGCCATCTTGTCAATCTTGGAAATCTTGGTTGAGAATGATGTGAATATTGAAGACCAAGATGAACTAAAGGGTGTTGATGATGATATGGACGATGCCCTTGAAGAAGTTTTTGGTGATGAAGATGAAGATGATGATGAAGAGTTCTAATGTGGTTTAACCAGATAAGAACTGATTTGAGTGTACTTCCTGATATGGTTGATTACTATAATCAAGAAATAACAGATGCTGGACATGAAACAAAGATTTCTGGCAGTCTTGAGCGTTCAGCCCAAGACTTGCCAGGGATTGTTGGCCATCGTTATACTCAACTTCAAGAGTTGGAAGCCATACTCAAGTATTTGAACACCAAGTATGATAAAATGAGAAGCGACCATTATAGGCGATATAATGAAAGATATAATCGTGAACTAAGTGATAGAAGCATTGAAAAGTATATTGATGGTGAACAAGATATTGTTGACATGATTGATATTATCAATGAAGTTGCCCTACTAAGAAACAAGTATCTTGGTATTACAAAATCATTGGAAATGAAGTCTTATATGCTTGGACACATTACAAAACTTCGCGTTGCTGGTATGAATGATGCCTTGCTATGATAGCATGAGTTGGAATTGAACAACATCTTCTTCGCTCAATTCAATGTGATTTCTTGTTATTTCTGGATTGTATAATATCTTGTTCAATTCTGGCTTGTGTTCAATGAGATCGGAAAAAACATCTTTTGTTGGAAAAAGTTTGCTATCATTGGTCAATGATGAATAAAGTATGAGAT